TTCTCTTCGGTCACTTCTACGCCGAACTTCTTGGCAGCGGAGACGATCTTGGCGTGGACTGCATCCTTCTTGTCGGCTGGGATGCCCTTTGCCTGACCCCAGCGTGCGAGCGCGTTCTGGGCATGGCTCTTGTCATGCACCGGGAACTTCCATGTGCTGGTGTCGTTCGGGTCGCCCACGTAAGCGAAGTCGGACATTGCGACGTCCACGCCGCTCACGCTCTTGGTCTTCCCGGCTCGGGTAGCGAGCGCCTCAGCCATGCGTGCGGCGACTTCCTCGGGGATGCCGTCTGGGAACAGGCTGCGAAGCTCCAGTGCGGATACGCCCTTGTCGCGGGCCTTGACATCGGTCTGTGGGTAAGCCGGGCTGGTGACCACGGATACGTCGCGCAGGTCAACGTCGGTCAGTTCGCGAACAACCGCCTGCTTGTCTTCGACGCCTTCGTACTGCACGTCCTTGAATCCGCCGTCGCGGGCGTCCATCCAGCGGTCGCCCTTGGTCACGAAGCCGAAGCTGCACTGCTCCATGATGCCGTTGCGCACGTTCTCATGTAGATCATTGGCGACCTGAGTGTTCGGCAGGGTCACCTTGAATCGGAGTCCGGTCTTGTCGGATTCGAGCGTCAGGTTCTTGCCGTTGCGGCCCACGATCTGGTTCGGGTCGTGGTTGATCAGCATCTTGACGTCCTGCTTCTCTTTGACAGCGCGGTCGAAGGTGCCGGGCGCGATAATCTCGTTGAAGCCGCCCAAGTCTTGCGACATCTTGCCGTACTTCGCCGCATAGCCCGTCAGAACCTTCTTGCCGTCCTGAGTCTCTGCGCGAACTTCAGTTGCGATAAACCTACGTTCCATCTTTGACATAATGCTCTCCCCTTTTAATACTCGACGCGGACGGTGTGACTGCCATCCGGTTTGCGAAGCACGGTCATGATTCCGCCCTGAGACAACTCGCCCTTTGTTTCCAATAGGTTCTTGAGCGGGTCGTTGTGCTCGATTTTGTCAGTCGTCGTGGCGATATTCATGCTGTGTAGCACCAAAGCGATAGGCTGCTCCGGCGTGGCTTCCTTGATGTAGGTCAGCGCACGCTGCCCGCGCCCGGTTGCGAAGTCCAACGGCGAGTCGCCATTCGGAATCGTTGATGTCGGGTCTGCGAGATACGGCTTTAGCTCCGCATCGGGCTTGCCGCCAAGGTCGCCCAAGCGCATCGGGCGAAGCTCGTTGTCGGTCTGCACCTTGGTGTTGAACGCTTCGGCGATAGGCTGCGCGGTCTGCACGGCACGCTTCAGCGGCGATGTGTAGACGGCTTTCACACTCGGCGCGTTCTGCCTCATCCACGCGGCAGCCTTCGCTGCCTGCTGTACGCCTTTCGGATTCAGATCGACGTCGTTTTCGCCGTGCATGATTCCCTTGTCCGTGAATTCCGTGGCACCATGTTCGATCAGGTAAGCCACTGGCGCACCAGCGTTGGGATCGACGGAGCGGAACTGCTGCATCTGGGCATAGCCCATGACCTTGTAAGCCGCACCACCGAAGTAGCGCACAGCGCGGTCAAGCTCGTCGTTCACATCGGTAAGCTGCCACTTGACGAAACGTTTCGCCATCGCGGCGATGTATTCCTTCACGGGCACCGCAAGCTGATCATCCTTGGGCTTTTCTTGCCTTAGGATCGTGCAAACTTCGCCCAAAAGATCGCCGGAAATAGCCGTCAAAACTGGCGCGAAAGTGTGGTAAAGCTGCTCGGAAGTTGGGTTTTTCTTCACCAAAGCCCGATTGAAGGCGTCCTTAAAGATCGGTAAGTAGACCGTTGCATAGCGTTGCTGGAGAACATCCGGCAGATAAGACGTCGGTGGAGTCGGTGGATTGTCGCTGTGGAAGCTTCCGCCGCCGCCAAAGTCCATGGATGGCGCTCCGGCTTTCCCTGTTTTGTCGGGTGAGCCGGGATTCGCCGGGTTGTTACCGGGATCGTTAGCCGCTGGTGCCGGAGGCGGCTGATCAGCACGCATCACGTTGACTGGAACGTAGTACGCATCACCGTAATCATCGGTGCGCGGGTTCTGACGTTCCATCGCACGGATGTCGTTCGGGCTGAGTGCGCCCACGCTGAAGCCCGTCGAGTAGAATTTCTGGCGGCTGTCGGAGTCGGGGCGGATCAGCATCGTGATGTCGAAGTCGAAGGTGTACTTCTTGCCGGGACGCCCAATCTTCTGCGGCTCATCGAGCAGCTTGGCTTTGAATTCTTGGTTGATGGCTTCGAGCCACGGGAACAGGCAGTATTGGTAAAACTCTTGCGCGAACTGTTCTGTGTTGGCGCGTGAAGTTTTCTCCATGATGCCGACCATGTGACCCGGCACGCCGAACAGCGTGCAAAGCTCATTGGCTGTTGCTTGCTCAGTCTCAACGAACTGACCTTCGTTCGCCTTGATTTCAATCGGCTCGATTTCGATGCCCGATGTGAGAACGATTGGGCGAAGCATGTTGTCGCCGCCCATCGCTTCCTGATAAGACTTGCGTGCTGCGTCGCGCTGCTCTTGGGAAAGGTTACCCGGCAGCTTGATGATCATGGACGTGCGTCCACCGTTGCCGAAGAATTTCGATCCGAACTTTTCCATCGCGAGTTTGCGACCCACGGCTTGACGTGCGTACTCGATGGTGTCCATGCCGATGCGACCATCGAGCGACAGGCCCGGCAGGTGGAGAATGTTTTCTGGAAGAATGACGCGCTCTGCGCGTGTGAGACCAGCGGCATCGGTCTCGCTCATGTCGTAGTCTTGCATTCCGTCAGTGGTGACGTAGACAAGCTGACCAGCGGGGTAAAGCTTCGCGCCTTCCCATCCGCCATCAAGCTGAAGCGGCTTGAGTAGGCGATACGGGCGCGTCTTGCCGGGGTTGCGCGGATAGAGTCCGAGTACCTCGCCGCCCTTCGACCAGATGATTTCGATGTAGCCGTTGCCCCATAGCAAAGCGTGGGCGACCCACGTTTCTATCAGGGTCTTGTGCGTCATCTCGCCGTTCGGACGAGAGTGAATCTTGTCGTAGTCTGGATGGTCGTCGGCGACGGTGCGAGTCTTGTGCCCGTTGGCTCCGGGCTTTACTTCGTAGATGTGCTGCGGCAGGGCGGCGATAGTCGAAGCGACCAACTCAACGCAACGCTTGATGACGATGGTCTGGAGCGCGGTAAGCTGCGAGACGCGGATGCCGGAATCGGTGCGACCGCCGTTGTAAATATCGAGCAGCCATTCAGCCGGGAACGACAGCGGCGTCTGTGGATTTTCAAGCGAGGAACGAACCTCGTAGTCCAAGAATGAAGAGCGTTCGCTGCTGAAGAAGCTTTTGAGTCCCATGTGTTATTTCTCCGAGAGCGGATTCGCGGGGACGTCCAGCTTGTGAACCATCAGGCGAACCGAATTGACGATGTGAAATTCGACGTACTTGACAACCGTGTGGAGAAGACCCGACCACGCGAGGCAGATGAAGCTGCCGAATAGGATGAGAGCGGTGTGACCGCCGAGGCGGTGAAGGCCCCAGCCGAGTAGACCGAGACCGCTGAGAGCAAACAAATCTTTGTAGTTGAAACTGAACTTGGGCTGCTTTGAATCCGCCATGATCACCAAACCTCGATTAGATTGCCGCTAAATTCTTGCGTCGGGTTCGCGTTGTAGCGCCCGATAGCCATGATCGCTGCGACGATACCGTCGATCTTCTCGACCGACTTTTCTTTGTCCGGCTTGACCAACGCGGTCGCGCCTTCATGGACGACAAGGTTGTCCGCCATCCACGTGAGCACCGGGTTGTTCAGGTGAACCAGATCGCCAGTCAAGGTGAGCCTCAGCAGTTCCTTGGTCGGCATGTTCATGCTCACGTCGCCCTGACGGTGCAGCACCATCTCGAAACCGTCCTGATCCTTCAACTGCCCGACGATCTGGGTCGCGTTGTAAGGGTCGAACGCTATCTCCTTGATTAAATACTGCTGCCCCAGCGACTTGATGCGTTGGCGGATGAAGTCATAGTCGATGACGTTGCCGGGCGTGGTGAGCACGAAACCTTCCCTAACCCAAACGTCGTAAGGCACTTTGTCGCGCTTGGCACGCTTATCGACGTTGTCGCCGGGAATCCAGAACCACGGCATCAGCAGGATTTTGTTGCCGTCCTTGAAGACCAGAACGAACGCAGAAATGTCAGTAGTTGTGGACAAATCGAGACCACCGATGCACTCTTTGTTCTTGAGCCGCTCCAGCGCCGCGAGGCGTTCCTTCAGTGGGTCGGCGTCTTCCTCGATGCCGCCGCACAGCGCCCATTTATCCATGGGCAGGTAGCGGGTCTCTTGCTGAGTCCAGACGTTCAGGTGCTTTCGGAGGAAGGTGTTGAGCGCGGACGGCGTCTCTTTTGCCTTGGCTGCTTTGCGTCGTAGGTCGTCCAGCTTGACGGAGACTCCGAGGCTGGGATTGCACTTTGCCCACTCTCGTTCGTCGTCCCAAGCAAGGTAGTCTTCCTTACCAGCAACCTTGTCCAGACAAGCAATGAAAGCAAAGAAAGAATCGCTCCCGTCATCTCGTAGGTTCGACTCAAGTACCTTCTGAGCGTAGGTGTGCTGAAGCCAGCAGATCGAAGTGCGGCTAACTCCCGCAGTTGTGATCGTAAATAGCAAAGGATTCCGGCGTGAGCCAGTTGCAGTATCGAGAACGTCATAGAGCGCCCGATTCGGGTGCTCATGTAGCTCGTCAATGAGCGCGATGTGGATGTTGAGACCGTCAAGGGTGGAATCCTCCGATGCCAGTGGCAGGAACTTCGAGTTGGTCGCCTGCACGGTCAGCGCAGTGCGGTAATCCTGAATCTTCTTGGCGAGGCTTTCGCTCTTCGCACGCATGGCGACGGCTTCGTCCCACACGATCTTGGCTTGCTCCTTGGTGCAGGCTGCCGAGTAGATTTCCGCGCCGGGTTCGCCGTCAGCGACCAGACCGTACAAGCCGATCCCGGCGAGGAGCGTGGACTTGCCGTTCTTGCGGGGAACTTCGATGTAGGCTTCGCGGAATCTGCGCGTGCCGTCCGCACGCTTCCATCCGAAGATGTTGGCGAGAACGAACACCTGCCAGTCGAGAAGCTCGATGGGCTGGTTTGCCCATTCACCCTTGCTGGGCTTGAGGAACTTGAAGAAATCAACCACGCGCTGCGCGGCGTCTTCGTCGAACCATAGACCACGCTCGTTGCCAGTCTCAAGGTCGTCGAGGTGACGCTTGCAGGCGAGGATGATGTACTTGGAGGCGGGTATGGTGCCGTCAACTACGTTAGTTGCGTAGTCCAGCGCCCGCTGCGCTGCTGTTACCGGATAGGAATTCATCGAACGGATCGGTCTCCTTTGGCTTCTCCACCTTCAAGCGAGACCGCGATGAGGGAGTGCAACCGAATTCTGCAAGCAGCTTGACCATTTGGGCGTGAGCCTTGTCGCGCTCGACGACGGATGGGTTGTCGATCAGGATGTCCTGATTCCGGCTGCCCTTGCCTTTCAAATACGTGCCGTTCTTCTTGACGTCGATTCCCGCCTGCTTCCACGCTGCGTAGGCTTCGCAGTAGAGCATCAGCGCATCGCCGTCAGCGACCGTGAGCACACCCATGTCGAGAAGGATGGGCACCATCCGCTTCCACGCCTGCTTGGCGTAGCGCGAAAGGCCCGTGGGCATCGGCGGTGCGCCGACCTTCGGCTGCGGCTCAAGGTCATTGAGCGGACGCCTGCCGGGATTGCCCTTGAGCTTCTTGATCGCTGTCGGCTCTGGTCTCGGGCTGGGCATTAGCGTGTTTCCATTTCCTTGAACTTCGCCTTCGTCGCCTGCTTCGCGAAGTGGGCGTTGAGCTTCTTCAACTCCGCGAGAATCTGCTCAAGCATCTTGGCTGTGTGTATGACTCCGGCGACTGCATGGGTCTCGTACTGATTGCCAAGCGGCTCGGGTGGACTTGGGAGTCCCTTGACGTTCTCAATTCTCATTTCGGTCTTGGTATCCATGTAAATTCTTCCTTTTCAGCTTGCGACTGTGTGTGAAAAATGGCTGCGGCGGGCAGCGGCGAATCGTCCCCCTAAAATAGACCCCCTACCCCCTGCTTCTGCCTATAAAGTGCCCTGTTTCATGGCGAATCGGGTCTCTCTTGCAGTCTTTCTGCTATGACAGGCATGACACATACCTTGTAGGTTGCGCTCGTCGTAGTAGTTGTGCTCGCCTGTGCTGCACCACATGGTCGCCATGATGATGTGGTCAACCTCAACGCTCGCCTCGCGATGGCACATACGGCAGATAGGATCGCGTGACAAGATAAACTCTCGTGTGCGACGCCACTGTGCGGTTGAGCGCATCTTGCGGTATGGATCATCAGCGCGTTGCTTGTCCAGATCGCGACGGTAGTCGGCTCGTGTGTTGTCACGCTTGTGGTCAGCACAGTAGCGGTCATCTGTCGTGTTGGGACAGTTGGGTTGGTTGCAGATCGTCTTAGCGCGTGTTGGCATCAGTCACCGTCGTGCTTGTAGTTCCAGTCGATACCTATCGTGCCGGACAGTGAACCGTCTTCGTTGTAGGTGGGAACAACGGTCACAGACTTCATGTCTTCAAGCATCAGTTGTTCCATGACAGACTCGATGATGCCGCGAACTTCCATGGCGTCGAGATGCGCTGGGATGACGAAATGGGCTTGGTTGCCGCTGGTGCGGTGAACTTCTACAGGGACTTTCTTCATACACTCTCCTATTACTGTGGTAGCTCGAAATTCGAGAGCACGGCTGACTCGAACTTGAGGTAGACGCGGGTGTTCAGCGGATTTTCGATGTCAAACTGCAATCCGCAGTCGATTTCGGCTCCAACCGTGAAAAATGCCAGATTTGCCAATTCTTCTGGTGTTTCCGCGATGTAGGTCAACGCATCTTCGCCGTCCAGCTTCTCCAACACCATCGTCATGCCGTCGTTAGACCGCACTCTTAGCTTTATTTCGCCTGCTTCCATGTTTTTCTCCTCACCACTCGCTCATGGGTGGA